AATGTATCCTGATTTAACTAATGCTATTAACGAGCGTGATAAATACTGCTTATCAGTCTGTACCATGTCATGCTTATCACTCATAAACCGCAATAGTTCAGTAAATGTAAATCTGCCACGTTCCAGTTCGTTGATTGCGACCTCGGTGGAATCAGTACCGTAAGGTATGCTGAATTTCGTTTGACGGCCACGCCTATAAGGTTTAACGGTCTTTTTTACGGTAACTGTTTTGTCATTGAGAAGATCTTCAATCGCTTGCTCAAGTGCTTGTTTCTGTCGAAACATATCCTCAAGCTTCTGCATTTTTTGGTTCATACGTTGTTTTTAATAATAAACCCACTACTGCCCAGAAGGGCAGGATGTCAGGTTACTATTTATAAGGAGTTTAAGATCTCTTGATTCTTTTTAAGTTCTTCAGTAAATTCCTTTAGGTATTCTTTTTTAATTTTAAGATTTTTACAATTTTCCTTTGTTGCATTTATCTGGCGTTTTCTGTGTTTAATATTGTCTTCAATGAACTGTTTATATTCAGGTGATTTCAGTGCCTGTTCTTTTGTAGTAAAAGCACATTTGTTTAGGTTGGAGTGTAAAATATTACAACCAAACGGAGTACCATTTGTTTCTGTAGTAATTCCATATGATATATATCCTTCAGGATCTTCTAATGTTTTTCTGGTTTCGATAATCCCAATTACTGATTCGTAGATGTAAGGAGGTTGTTCGTTGTGATCGAAGAAACACCAGAGTGTATCTCCCAGTTGTTTTGTCATACAATTTTTATTAATAATAAGCATAGCACGACTATTCTGAATGAATAGTCCTATTTCTTATCAGCATACTCTTTAGCTTTCATTGTCTCTTCAACTGCACGAAACAGAGCATTACGAACAAGTTTGCTCTGGAAATCGTTTAATACGCAGTTTAAAAGAAAACGGTTATCTCGCAGTATACTTTGTTTAATTTTTTCGTTCATATACTTAAATTAATTTAAGTCCATTATCTTTTATAAGGAATACCTCAATTGCGTCTACATGCTCAAAAACAACCGTTAGTATATCGCCGCAAGTTCCAGGGCCTCCAGGTATAAAATTCTCGATGATTGAGTAACTACAGTTTTTTGCTAACTTTGCGACATCCGTGGCGAGATCCTGATCTTGTAAGTAGGCAAGGATCTTTTTTCTTATGTTTGCTTCAGTATTCATAGGATTTTTTTAGAGTTCTTCGCTACTCGCCAATACTACAAATAGACAACCCCCTAAGAATAAGGAGAAGTACACGTTAAATAGTACATGGAGTACGCTTATTAGAGTTGAAATCATAATGTTATATTTATTGAGTTAAATGTACCTGACAGAATATTTTGCCTGATACGCCTGAAGAAACGCCTTTAATGCCTAATGTTGGCCTTTTAGCACTATAAAATAAATAGCTAAAAAACCCGCCGGCGACTTAAAGTGATTTTTTCTTTTTTAGTAAACACAATAAATACCACTATATTAGGTATAATGGTATCTATCTATCTATTATCTATGCCGTGTATATAGGTAATCCTTTTTCTATTCTTTTGGCTTGCTTTTCTATTGCTTCACTTGATGGTTGAAAACAATCGTCGTTTACATCTTTTTCAAAAATAGGTTCAATCCATCCGTTTTCGGCTAAGAATAGCTCTTTTTTGTCTTCTATGAATTGGCGTTTTGCATGATCGAAGTTGTTTCGTCGGATCTTTTTTTCCGCCCCGTCTATAAGTTTTTTCCGGCTTTCATCGAACATTGACGCTTTTTGGATCGCTTGTAGAAGTTCGTCTTGTGACATTTTGGCCATGTCTTCGTGTGTAATCATAGTAGTAATGGTTAATAATAAGATACTACCGATAGATACTATTGTTGAATAGCACCTATTTTTTAATACCCTATTGTTGTTAAGGTTCGGTTGTTCAACTAGACAAGGATTCAAGGATATGTCAATCATTCAATCAATAGGTTGTGTATGTCTATATCCATTATATATCATTTTTTTCATCTTGTCAAGCCTAAAAATAGTATCATATAGCTATTTTGGTGAAGTGGGGGATCAAGGGTTCAGATCCCAAAAAAAACCCATGCCCTTATTATATAACGGGGTATACCCCCACCCTACCTCTCCCTAATCCTCCTTCACAATTTTCTATTTTGCCCTTGACAAGGCACTTTGCTAAGGTTGGGGGATAGAAGGGGAAGTGGTATGGCCAATCACACGGGAAAACTTTGCTAAGGTTAGGAAAAAAGTGATTGTAAAATTTAGAATTTTGCTTATATGTTATAATAAGTGATAGTAGTAGTATGCTAAGATAAGGGATAAAGGCGGTTTGTTGGTTTTTTATGGTATAATAAGTGGGTGCTAAGATTAGGCAATAAAAGAGGTTTGCCCACGGGGGAACTCTGGGAAAAGGGTGTAGTCGCAAAGATCTGTCAAGTCTTGAAATTTCTCAAAAAGTGATATAGAATAAGAAAACAGAGATAATTTATTATTTGGGATATGCGTAAACTTCTTGGATTACTGGTGGTGGTGTATGGTAGTACATATATTTTCTGGTTACTGGGGGATTACACACACGGATGGTGGATGGTTTTTTGTTTAGTATTTTTAGTTGCTATAGGATTACGTAGTATTACAAAAGATAACCGATAGAATTTATGTCATCAAAAATAACGGTTCCTCCGAGATTAACTGAGAAGCAGCGAAAGTTTTGTGAGGTATATATTTCTAATGGGTACAAAAAAACTGTGGCGTACCAAGAAGTATTTGGCACCGAAAAGAAGGTTAGCGATATAACAAACCGCGTAATAATCTTGATGAAGAAGCCTGCTGTTGTAGCGGAGATAGAACGGATAGAAGGGGAATACAGAGCATTGGGGCATGAGATAGGGATAGACAAGCGGTATGTTTTAAATAAAATAAAGGAACAGATAGAGGCAAAGAAGCCAATTATCCGTGGTGGGGTACTAATAGGGGAGGTGCCTGATAATGCTGCTATTAATAAAGCATTGGAGTTACTCTTAAAGGTACTAGGTGATTTTTCACCAGAGAAAAAAGATTTGCTTATAGATACACCTGCCAGGGTTGATATAGCTGATATGACTCCTGCACAGCGTGAAGAATATAAAAAGAAATTATTAAGGGAAATATAATGCCGTTAATTAAAGGGGTCAGCAAAAAAGTAGTTCGTAAGAACATAGAGGAATTAGTTAGTAGTAAGCCGTCTAAGACACGTGAAAAGGCGATTAGGACGTATATGAAGTCACATAACGTAGACTATGAAACTGCTAAAACAAAGATAGCTGTAGCAATAGCTATGAATCAATAGAGTAGAACCTCTTATGAATCTGGAATATATAAAAAAAGTATCTGAAGATCCTGCTTTACAGGATATGGAATGGTGGTCATGCCATGATGATCCTTATTATTTTCTAACAAATTGGGCATATACATTAGATGTACATGCGGTTTCGGATGTAATAAAACCTTTTCCCAAGCGTGAATACCTTCGGATCATTGTTGATGTCTGGCTAAAGAATAATCTGTTATTGGTTCCTAAAAGCAGACAAATGATGATGAGTTGGTTGTTTACCAGTCTTTATTTATGGGATACCCAGTTCCATGAAGGGCGACTTACTTTTTTCCAAAGCAAGAAAGCTGATGATGCGGATGATCTTGTTAAACGGGCAAAGTTTGTGTTTGATCGGGAACCCTCGTTCTTGCGGCGATTCTATATAGATGGTCGTTTTTTTGATTTAAAAGTTAACCCTCAACACGGAGGACAACATACCCAGGGGAAGTTGGTGTTTCCTGAAATTAATAGTGAGATTAGGGGGATACCTGAAGGTGGGGATATTATTAGGATGCATACGGCAAGCGGGATATTATCTGATGAAATGGCATTTCAACCAGAAGCTGAAGATGCTTATACAGCTGCAAAGCCTACAATTTCATCTAAAGGCAGGTTTACTGGAGTATCAACAGCTGAAGATAATACTTTTTTTGAGGATTTGGTTTTTGATCAGATAGAAGTAGAATAATTTATGTATAGAGATATTAAAAAAGAAGAAATAATTAAGGGTGTTAAGTTATGGAAAAATATTGATAATAAGTTTACTGTTTTGATGTTGCATTATAGTGCTGATCCGGAAAAAACTAAGGAATGGGTTGATCGCGAAAAAGAAGGCACACCAAAAGCCACATGGGCGAAAGAATATGAGATTGATTTCACAACAAAGGCAGGGAAACTGATTTACGGGCCTGAGTTTTGTGATTTTGACGAGGATATACATCTAGTGGATTGTAGTGTGCCTGAACCATATGAATTATGTATAGGTTTAGATTTTGGACAGTCTAATCCAACAGCTGCCGTTGTGGGGGCATGGACGGCTGATGGGTCTATGTATATTATTGATGAATATTATAATCCGGCATTGCCGTCTGTTTCGTCACGTGAAATGTTTGAGAAGTTCAAATATCTTATGGGATATGATGATGAAGCTAGTTTTGCAACTAAAAAGGTATTGATAAATAAGACATTTTCAATTCGTGTAATAGACCCAAGCACTAAAAACAGAAACCGTTCTAAAGTACGTTTTGGTGAAGAAATCCAGTATAGTATTAAAGAAGAATTTGAAGATAACGGATGGGACTTTGAATTAGGGATTAATGATGTTCAGGCAGGACTTACCCGTGTTCGTGAATATATGAGCGTAGTCGGCAAGAAAACAAAACTTTATATCCTAAAAGATAAGTGTCCTAATCTTATAAGGGAGCTTAAAAATTATAGATACAAGACCCTTACAAAACAACGTGAAAAAACACATAACAATCCTGAGGAACCGATAAAGAAGAATGATCACGCTTGTCTTGTTGGTAATACAAAAATATTGATGTGGGATGGGTTAGAAAAACAGATAAAAGATATTAAAGTAGGGGATTTGGTAAAAACACAAAACGGTTCTGAAAAGGTTATTGATTGGGCATTAATAAGGAAAAAGGCTGAAATTAATGAGGTTATTCTATCTAATGGATTCTCTTTAAAGGGAACTAAAGACCACAAGATATATACAAAAAAAGGAGTAATGCCTATTGACACACTCAGATACGGTGACAATATAAGGGTATTGAATAATGAGTTAATATCTTTATGCAGAAATCAATTATCTTTAATAAAAAGAAATATAACTGGGATGGTAAGTATTATAGCCCAGTCGGTGGATATAAAGACGGAAGAAGGCGATTACACCAAGCAATGTGGGAATTTCATAACGGACAAATACCAGACGGATTTCATGTTCACCACATCAATAGATGTGCATGGGATAATAGAATCGACAATCTTCAACTTAAAGAAAGAGGTTCCCATTTATCGGAACATTCTAAAAAGTGCTGGTCGGATATTGAATATAGAAAAAGAGGGGAAGCAAATCTTGCAAGAATTAGACCGCTTACAAAAAAATGGCATAGATCTGTTGAAGGACTTGCGTGGCATAAAGAAAATGGGAAAAAATGCTGGATTAATAAACAAAAGCATAAAAGATTTTGTAATTGGTGCAAGAAAGAATATGAAACTTATTTCCCAACTAGATCAAAATTTTGTCATCCGAATTGTAAGCAATCAGCCTTGCGGAAAAGAAGATGTCTACAACATAACAGTTGAAAATGAGCATAGATATTTTGCTAATGGGATCTTGGTAAGAAATTGTGATGCTTTAAGGTATCTGTTAATGACCAGACCACCAGTAATTACAGCTACTCGAAAACCAAAAACAAGGATTCAAAAGGATATAGACAGTCTGTTGAAACCAAAAGCCAGGTTAGATAATTTGTGGGATATTGATTAAATAATTAAACAAAATCGTATGAGTGACGAAGCTAATCAAAAAAAAGTAAAAGAGTTCGAGGAGAAGCTAAATGCACTCCAACAAGAGTTTGGAGTAAATATTTATGCAGCCAACCAGATGCTTGAATCTGGAGAAATTGTTACATTAGTAAAATTTAGACTTTATGAAGATCAAACCAAGTAAAGGTATTCTAATTATCAAAAAACACAAAAATACTGCATATGAAACAGATATTATTGCTGTTGAAGAAGAAGATAAAAGATTAATTACCGGTGAAGTTGTTGCTGGGGAGGCTTATTCAGTTGGATCAACAGTTGTTTTCGGAAAATATGCACTATTTCCCTTGACTATTAAAGGAGAAGATTTCTTTTTCTTAGAGGAAAGAGATGTAATCGGAACTTGTGATTATAAAGAATAATTAACAACCTTTCGGTTAATTTACTAATTAACAGCCATTATGTATAAAAAAATCCTATTTGAAGAGGAGTGTGTAGAAAAAATAAAACGTGGGGTTAATACCGTAGCTGATGCGGTAGAATCTACTCTGGGTCCACGCGGACAGAATGTTATTTTTGAAGAAGGTTTAATTCCAACAATTACAAAAGATGGAGTGACAGTAGCTAGGCAGATACTTTTAAAGGATAGATTTGAAAATATGGGCAATATGATTGTTCGTGAAGCTGCAGAAAATACAAACCGTGAAGCTGGCGATGGAACAACTACAACTATTGTTTTACTGCGTGAACTGTTTAATGAAGGAGTAAAAGCAGTTTCTTCAGGAATGAATCCTATCCTTATTAAACGAGGTATGGATGCTGCCCTAGAAGAGGTTCTCATAGAACTTGAAAGCCAGAAGAAGGAGATTAAGACAGACAAGGAGTGTGAATCAGTAGCAATTATCTCATCTAACAACGATAAAAAGATCGGCAGATTAATAGCTAGTGTTATTAAAGAGGTTGGAACAGACGGAGTAATAACAGTTACTACATCAAACAGCCTTAAAACAGATGTTGAGTATGTAAATGGAACAAAACTTAATTCTGGATATGAATCACATTTATTTATTAATGATTCAAGAAACCTAAGTTGTTCGTTTGATGATCCTGTTATTATATTAAGTTCAGATAAACTAACTCTTGCATCACAAGTTATACCGATTATTGAAAAGTGTTTAAAAGACGGCAAAAGAAATATGGTTTTATTTGCTGACGAAATTGCACCACAAGTAATTGTATTTTTGGTACAGAATTATATGCAAGGCAAATTCGCATGTGTTCCTGTAAAAATTCCTTCATTCGGAGGATTTCAAACAGATTTAATTTATGATTTGGCAGCTTCAATAGGGGCGACCGTATTAGGCGAAAATAAGCCCATAGAACAAGCGGAACTAGAAGATCTGGGTACTTGTGGGAGAATCGTTGTAGGACGCACAGAAACGATTGTAGCCGGTGCTTTAGGTGATATAGAGGATCGTATAGAAGAAGCAAAGGCGTTATTGGAAACAGAAAAAGATACATTCAATATTGTTAAGTTAAAACAACGAGTGGGCCGTTTAACTGGTAAGATTGCAAATATTAGTGTGGGTGGAGCTTCAGAAAGTGAGCAAACAGAAGTGCGGTATCGTATGGAAGATGCAATTAATGCTGTTAAATCTGCTATAGAGGAAGGTATTGTCCCAGGTGGTGGCGTAGCCCTTCTTAGATGTAGTGTTAAAGAAGAAGGCGGCGAAGAGTTTAACCGTGGCAAATCTATTGTAAGAAAGGTTCTTGATGCACCTCTTAGAAAGATAGTTAATAATAGCGGATTATCGGGCGAAGCTGTAGCTTCACGTGTACGTGAAACTGGTAGAGGATACAATGCACTAACTGGTGAATATTGTGATCTGATAAAGGAAGGGATAATTGATCCTAAAAAAGTGGTGCGTAATGAAATAACAAATGCTGTAGCAACTGCTGGTATTCTTTTGACCAGTAGGGCAGCGATTACTATTAAAGAAGATATATGCAAGTAGGTATTGTAGGATATGGCCAAACAGGAAAGGCTGTAGCACGGTTTTATACAAAGCCGTTTATTGCAGATATGGATAGAAATGAATTGATACCAAATCTTGATTTTTTGCATATTTGTTTTCCTTTTAATGACAGATTTATTTTTAATGCTGCTGATTATTATTTGCGATATAAACCAAAAATAGTCATAATACATTCAACAGTTGCTGTTGGTACTACCGCACATCTAAATAGTAGATTCCCAGCTTTTGTCCATAGTCCTGTTAGAGGAGTTCATCCGCATCTTTATGAAGGGATTAAAACATTTGTAAAATATGTTGGGGCTGATGACGAAGATAAAGGTGCAGAAGTTAAACAACATTTTAATGAACTTGGAATTGTATCCAAGGTTTTAAGCGAATCAAGAACAACAGAACTAGGGAAATTATTAGATACTACTTATTATGGGACAGCAATTGCTTTTGCTGACTATGCTGACAAGCTATGTCGCAAAACAGGATTATCTTATGAAGAGGTTATGACAGAATTTAATGAGACTTATAATGAAGGATATAAAAAATTAGATAAGGATAATGTGGTCAGACCCGTTCTATATCCACCTAAAGGAATGATTGGAGGTCATTGTATTCTTAGTAATTGTCGAATCCTTGAAGAACAGTTTGGTGAACATAATACACTTAATAATATACAAGACGTATGCTAACGATTTTTATAATCACATTGGTTTTTATTTTTGCCTGGCAGATTCGTGCTGATAAGATGGAGAAATTAAGGTTTCGTGAGTTTGTTATAGCTACCAAATCAAAAAATATTGAGAGCTATAAGGAAGCAACGGAAGAATTGCCAGATATAAAAGTGAAGCCAGAAGACGAGGTGATGGATATGTCAGATGTTGATCCACAAAAACTTATCAGGTCTATAAACAAAATGCATGAAAGTAACGAAGATCAAATTTAAACTAATTGCACCACAAAAAGGACATATTGGATTTGTTTCCTGCGTTATAGATGATTGGTTGTTTTTAAATAATATTGCAGTATTCACCAGACTCAAAGATAACAATCGGATTCGTCTTGTTTTTCCTGAGAAAAAAATAAATGACAATGTGATTAAAATGTTTTATCCTTTGTGTAGTAGTAGCTATTTTGAATTAGAACAGATTATAAGTGATAAAATATGAAATTTAGAATTTTGTTTATAGATACAATCTTTGATTTATAGCCTTATGATGACACTTAAAAAACTTACATCTGAAGATATCAAACCTGGTAACACAGAGGCTGTTGTATTTATTCAGCAACTGTATGAAGATACGATGAAAAGATATCTAAAAATACATAGGGATTGGTATATATATGAACGATTTGTAAGAGGAGATCATTGGGTTATTTTTAATAAGACATTGAATAAAGTTCAGATCATTCCGATACAGGATGGTGAAATTCGAAGAACAATTAACAAAATCAGATCACAGATTCGTGGTGTTAAAAACTTTATTAAAAGAAATCAGCCGAGATGGGAAGTTCATCCAGATGGTTCAAGTGATCAGGACTTAGAAGAAGCACAAAAGAAAAATAAGATTTTACAGCATAAGTATGTGACATTGAAGTTTCCAGAACTACTTACGGATGTAATCGTTTCAGGGTTAAAGTTTTCTGTTGGTATTTTAGAAGGTGGTGTTATAGAAGAAGAGAGTAAACAAGTAATAAGATTCTGGTATCATGATCCATTTGATATTTTATTTGATCCGTTCGCAAGTAGTGTTGATACTTGTAGATATATTTTTAAAGCATTAAAAAAGCCATTGACGGATATTCAAGACAATCCAGAATATACAATTCAGGGTGAATTAAAATCTGATAATCAACAAAGCTCTTCTTATAAGGAATTATTGAACAGAGAAAAGTATGGAAGTGATTTATCTGGTAGTGGTGATTTAGAATCGTGTATTGTTAAAGAATTAGTGGTTCGGTATATAGAGGATGGCAAATCAAAGTTCAAAAGATTCACAATAGCTGGCGGTCAACTAATAAAGGTTAAAAAATCAGAATACAGAAGATTTAATTTTTTTGTTTATAGTCCTGAAAAAACACCAGGTGCTATATATGGTGATAGTTGGATAAAGGATTTGATTTCAATAAATAAATCTCTTGATAAAAGTACAAGCCAGATTGAAGCATATATTCAGCGAATGTTAGCTGGTAAATATCTTATTAAACAAGGTGTTGAGGTTAGTTCAATTTCTGATAAGGGTGCAGAAAAGATTTATTATAAAGGATCAACTCCACCAACACAGCTTAATTTGCAGCCATTACCTGCAGCACCATTCAATCATTTGAATAATTTAGAAAGATGGATTGAGGAACTTGGTGGTACACGCGAGGCTTCCCTAGGAAGAGTTCCTGGCGGATTGCAATCTGGAAAAGCTATTGAAGCATTGCAAGCTGCAGATGCAGCAACAGTATCTGAACCAATCGAGAATCTTCAAAATTTCTTATCTGAGATTAGCGAGTTTATTTTAGAACTTATTTCTGATTTTACTGTTGCTTCAGAAGAGATTGTAGAAGATAATGAACAGATTCGATTTATTGGGGATGTTAAGGGTGCTCCTGAAGGTGCTTTAAAAATAAAACCTGGTCGTGTAACTACAAAGATAGTTCCTGAGATTGCATATAGTGAAGATATGAGATTTGCTCGATTGATGCAGTTGGCTGAAGGCGGATTGATTGATCCACAAACAGTGTTAGAAAAATTATCTGTTTCTAATATCGGTGATATAATTGAAAGAATGGAAAAACAAAAGAATGAAAGCTTTAAGCAAGATATGATTAAACAGCGTGAATCCCACAGAACAGAAGGTGAAGGACCGACTGATAGTGCTGATTTAGCTAATCAAGAAAATTTACAGATGGCAGCAGGCGTACAGGTTCCGATGACACCACAAGCGTTATGGGTTCCAGAACACACAGAATTGCATATGGCCTTCATACAGCAGAACATGGATGCATATGAACAGAATAAAGAACTGTTTGATATGCATATTCAAGAAGAAGAAAGTTATTAATAAATAAGGCGTTCGTGTTCGTACTCACGTTAAAAAGTTCGTTAAAGCCTAATATTGTAAAAGTATGAATGAAAAAGAAACAGACGTTACACCAGCAGAAGAATCTGCTAGTGGTGCAGATCCGTCAACTGCACAAGAAGAAGTACCTTCGCCGGAAGTAAAATCGGAAGTTCCTAAACAGAACGAAGACAAGACGAGTGGTCTTCAAACACAAGTAGACAATCTAAATACTGCTCTTGCTAAAGAACGTGCTGAAAGCAAAAGAACAGTAGATAGTTTGTCGCAAAAACTTGAAGACACAAACTCAGCTTATAGTAGGATTAAAGAGGCTTTTTCTCCTGAAGAGGAAGAACAGTCACAAGTTGATTATGCAACTAAAGATGAATTGGAAGAAGCTTTAAATCAAAAGATCGAAGAGTTTAAAGAGGAACAAAAGCGTCAAGAACAAGTTGCCGTATATAAAACCGAGATTAGTAAAATGACAGAAGAATGGGATGGTAAAGATGGCAAACCTAAGTATGATGATAATGAGGTTTTAGAGTGGCAAAAGGCTACCGGCAAAACTTATTTATCACCAACGGATGCTTTTTTTCAAATGAAACGTGACGATGTTCTTGATTATGAAGTTAAACAACGTCTTTCAGGTGCTAAATCAGCAGAAAATGTTGAAACTCCATCTGCAACACCTTCAGTACATGAACCTGGTAAACAAAATGATTTTGATAAAAATGTAAATTTGGATACTAGAAAAGCTGTACTAGAAGCAATGGAACAGATGTCGAAAGAACAGTAGAATATTGTTTTAAATTAAAAATATGGGACAGTCAGTAAGTAATTTGGCAAATGCGTCAATGAGAGTATATGACAAGGTTGTACATGATCAGATATTCTCAAAGAATGTTCTGTTTATGAATATTCTAAAAAACGTAGCACATGAAGTTGGTGCAACTACAAAATATATTAGTTTGCATTATGATCGAAATGTAGGATCTGCTGCTGGTAGTGAGACATTAACACTTCCAACTGCTGGTAATCAGCAGTATTTGCAGGCAAATGTAACTATGAAATACAACTTTCATCAGTTATCTATTACAGATGTTGCAATTAAGGCTTCACAAAGATCGAAAGAATTCTTGGTTAATGTACTTGAATCCGAGTACAATGGTGCTAAGAATGATATGCAAAGACAGTTATCCCGTCAGGGTTATGGAGATGGTACTGGTATCATCTGTCGTGTAAACGATGGTGCAGTAGATACTACGCTTACCTTTGATACTCCAATGGTAGGAAAATATCCTAGTGATTATTTCTCTATCGGTAATGCTGTTTGTTTTGCATCGGATACAGCAGGAACCACATCGGCTGCATATGACACCATTACAGCTATTACAGGAAACTATGATATGACCGTAGCTGATGATACTGGTATTGCTGATGATGATTATGTGTTTATCGCACATACAGCTGCTGCACCTGATACTAGCAATGCTGCAAAAGAAATGATGGGCCTTAAAGGATTGATTGATGACGCTACAAATGTGGCTACCTTTGAAGGATTAGCTCGTGGTACATATATTTGGTGGAAGAGTTATGTAAGTTCTAATTCGACTCAGAGGTCTTTGACTGATGCGTTGATGCATGATGCTTTTCTTGAAGCTAAAAAGAAAGGTGAGCCTAAATATGCTCTTACTCATTTCGATGTTTATAGTGCGTATGGACAGTTCTTATCACCAGACAGACGATATACAGAAGATATGAAATTAAAGGGTGGATTTACGGGTGTTAGTTTCAACAATCTTCCGGTCGTAGCGGACTATGATTGTCCTTATGACGAGTTATATTTTGTTGACCCAAGCACTTTATCCGTTGAGGATTTGGCACCTATGTCTTTCCTAGACGAAGATGGAAGTATTCTGGATAGAAGTTCTACACAGCCAATTTGGAGTGCCACCTTACGGTACTATGCTAATTTGGCGAGCAGTGCTCCTAACAAATCGTCAGCACTTAGAGACGTTATCAAATAACATTGTAAGAGTGTGTTTTTAGCTAAGGAGAGGCTTTAGCTTCTCCTTAGTCTGAAAAAGTCTTAGTATCTCTATTTTAATAGAGGGAAAACTATAGATTGGACAACTAACTAAAAAAAATATGATTAAAGATCGAAATTTAGAATTACAAGCCTACAAGTTTTACAACATTTTAAGGCCTGAAGTTGGAACTGCAGTTGTTGTAAGTGCAGAAGATATTTCAGGTGGTGATGTCGCCGCTTGTTCACTTGTACGAACTCGACTTGATTACCCAAGAAACCTTCTTTACACATTAGTTGATAATGCCAGCGACACATTAGAAGCAACTTTTGTAACAGTTGGATATGATCAGTTTGGTAAAGAGGTAACGGAAACAGTTACTGTTGATTATAATGTAGCGGTAACACAAGATGGATCACAGATTTTTGCAGAGATTGTTTCTGTACAAATTAAAGATACTGCCAATGCCACATCTTCTGATACAGCATCAGTTGGTGTTAGTATTACAGCTGATGTAGCTTCGTTTGGATTACCGGATAAGATCGGTGCAATTACTGATGTAGAATCTATTAATTGGATCGATGACGGAACTTCTAAAGAAGAAGATGTTGATTCTACCGCAGTTGTCATCGCAAGGGATTGTATTAGACCTTCGCAGACAGTTGCTCTAGCTGATGATTATGTTGTGAGATATAAGAGTACAGCATACTAATTTATTATGGTGCAGGCGTAAATGATTACTCCTTAATAACAGCCATAAGACGACTTATTAAACAGAAAAATTATGAAATTTTTAAACAACAGCGAGACTTTTGATTTGGTTTATGATGGGCATGATTACAAGATTCCTAATGGGGAATTTGAAGTAGTCAATGACCACTTGGGTCATTTTATAGTTACTACTGCCCGTAAGTGGAATAAAGATGTTGTGATGACAGCGGAAACACCGGTTAAACAGATTAAAGCAGAAATTAAAGTAAGCGAACCTGAAACAATAAAGCCGATCGAACAAGCTATTGGTCCAGCAATTGCTGAATTAGAAAAGAAAGAAATTGTACCAAAACCATTACCAAATGACGCACCAAGAAGAGGACGACCGCCTAAACAAGCCATTGGGGTATAATCTTATGGATATTCGACTAAAGACGTATGACAGATTGCTTTTTATTAAAAGGAAGCTTGATGGTACAAAAATTGTATGTAGAAAAAGTCCATTTTCTTCTCGTAAAGATCATGAAATATTAACGATTGAAAACAAACGACTGGGCGGTTGGGTACTTAAAAAAATAATGACAATGGATACACAGCGATTTGATATTATTGATAAGGCAGCAAGAAATAATAGAGCAATAAAAAACAAAAGAGACGATGACAGAACCTCCAGAGAAGTAGCAGATTTTTTTATGATAGGAGGGGTAATAAATTAAATTTAAAATTATGCCTACAAACACAAAAAAGGTTAAAAACGTAACTGTTTTATCAGCAATTACTTTAGAGTCTGATGAAACAACAACACAAGCAGCAACTTCAAGGGTAATAGTAAGCAGTTATTTCAGCGATCAAATGAATTTGTCGTGTACATATACAACAGGTGCTACTGAGACTTTGAATAATTGTTATGTGAAAGTGTGGGGATATATCGGGACAAAGCCAGAAACGAATTCATATCCGTATAGTGCTACTACAAACAGTGCTATTGCAGCCGATTCAACTAATTGGATTCAACTTGGAACATATGATATATCATCTGGTACAGCTACTTTTACCGCAACCTTATTTAAAATAGCAGGAGCTGCTGCAGCAACAGCATATTCAGCACACTTTGCACATGGGATTACCTTTTCCCATTTACGTGTGTCTGCATATGAAGATGGTGTAGCTTCAAATAAAGGAACATTAACTGCCGTACTATCGGTACAATAATTAAAAGTAAAAATAGATTTATATGGCGTATTCTAATCAACTTAGGGGAAACCCCAAGGCTTTTTCAGAGGATATAGAAATTAGATCTGGAACTTCTTCTACCGCAGTAACTATTGCTGCAGAATATGTAACTTTAGGATATGAACCTGGTGTTGGAACAATGTATATGTCCTCATCAGGTATTCTTTTTTTACATGATTCTGCTGGAATTACAGATGACAATTGGTCTCAAATAACTGATACTTCTGCATTTACACAGACACAATCAGCAACAATGACACTAGCAGCAAGTTTAGCTACCGCAGTTATTGGAAAACAATTAGGTGCATCTATTACACCGTCGGCATCGTTTATTACTTCTTTGGTTAAAACAGCACAAGAGGCAGCAATCACACTTAGCGGAACAACTGCTGCAAGTATTGGTACAGAAAAAGCAGGCAGTATGACATTAGGTGGTGCTCTTACTTCTGATTTAACAAATGTACATGAGATATTTAATGTTTCGATTGCTTTATCAGGTGAAAAAAGTGTTAGTTTAGAAAAAACAGCACAAGCCGGAACACTTACACTTGGCCCAGACTTTTCTTATTCGCATAATCCAGCTTAATTTTTATGAATAAATTAACAGGAGATATTATTCTAATTCTGGTTGTTATTGGTGGTATAATCAGTTTTTTTTACAATCCTGGTAATACGGATATGGAATTCATACGTATTCTTATGGGTTCAGTTGTTGGGTATTACATCGGATTAAAAGAGATTCCTGTATTGCGTGTAATAAAAAAGTAATATGACACAGGAGGATCTCTTTAAAAAACTGATCGAAGTAACAGAAAAAAGAACTGTAAATGAAGAGATGAGTATTGTTTTTGCAAAATTAGATAAAGCATTGGCATTATTAACCCAAGAAGTCGGATATATTAGGAAAGCACTAGATGAAAATTTTGAAGCACATTCAATAAGACTTAATACCCTGGAAAAGCGTGTTAGTATTCTTGAAAACTGGAAGATAAAGCTTTTGGGAATTTGTATAGGTGTAAGTGCAACTGTTGGATTTATCTCGAAATGGATTTGGGATATCATTAAATCTAAGTTTTAATAGCATATATATGTTTTTCAAGCCGAAATTTGCAACAGGATGTGTGCCTGACACTATAGACGAAAGAGATCATATCTTTGACGGTCTTGGTGCTCCAAAAGTTGATTGGGAGCATGGATATGACATAGAGCAAGAGTTAGGATATCAGATCCCTATAAAGGATCAGAACGGATCTTCTTCGTGTGTAGGGCAAGGTGTTGCTTATTATGTAGGTGTATTAAATGCTGTTGAGATGGGGATGTATAAAGAAGTATCCGCAAAAGCGATTTATAGTCAGATTTATTTACCACAAGGTGGAGCATATATTCGGGATGCCATGAAACTGGCTGTTAATTGGGGATCTTTATATGAGTATATTGTTTCTTCTTATATAGGGGATAAAGCTCCAAATGAGAAGTTCATGAGAAAAATTGCTTGGAAAAATGAATCATATAATCCTAAAGTGCTACAGGCTAAAGAATATCGTGTTATACAGGCACGTGATGATATGGATATGTTTGCTGGTGCTATTATGGCTAACCACGGTGTTGTAGGGGGCGTATACGGTGATAATGATAGCGGATGGGATACAGGTGAACCACAACCACCTAAAACAAAGAAATGGGCCCATTGTTTTCTAGCTAATCAAAAGGTTTTAACAAGTGATGGATATAAAAATATTCAAGACATCACTGTTGGCAACTTTGTTTTAACTCATAAAAACAGGTTTAAAAGAGTGGTTAAAATTGGAAACAAAGAATACTCCGGCAACATTTGTAAAATAAGCACCTGTAGTTCTATAGATGATATTATTGCAACAGAAGAACATCCTTTTTATTGTATGTTTGTTGGTAAAAAACATATTAGTGAGGTTTTAGAAGAAGACAAGCAAGAATATCAGTTTCTAAAACTTAGTGAAATCATTAGAACGGATAATAAAAGGATGTTATACGACAATCTTTTTATAGAAGGTATTTTGCCTGAAAAACAAAACAGTATTAGTGAAAATATTGCTTTTTTGTTAGGAGTATTTATCGGTGACGGAAATCTTGCAGGACGAAAAAGAAAAGATGGGACAGTGAATTATAAAGCAATCAGGTTTATAATTGGAATTAATAAGCGAAATGGAAAGTTACGTGAGAAGGTTATTTCTTTAATGGAAAAAGAGTTTGGATTATTGCCGCGTTTTTATAATCCAAAAGGAGCAAATTGTGAACAAATTATTTTTTATAGTAAAAAAATAGCTGATTTCTTTTTGGCGTATTGCGGAAAACCTAGAAACAAAAAGATTCATTCAGATATTCTTTTGAGTAAAAAAAGTGTTTTGAAAGAATTTGCAGAAGGCTGGTTTATGACGGATGGCTGCTTGGTTGAAAGTCAAAATAAAAAGATGATTTCTACATCTTCTAAAGATTTGGCATATTCTTTATCGGTAGTTTTAAATAAGTTGGGATATGCTTTTTCAGTACAACAAAGACCAGAAGGAAAAACAGTTATTCAAGATAGGATAGTTTTCTGTAAAGAAAGTTGGCATTTTAGTTATAGAGAATATAGCAAGAGAACACAAAGCTGGTTTCATAATGGATATAAATTAGTAAGACCTAAAAAAATAGAAACAACTTTTTTTGAGGGAACTGTTTATAATTTTGAAGTAGAAGAAGATAACAGTTATACTGTTGGAAATTTAATTGTTCATAATTGTCTCTTCTATGGAGCATTTGGTACAGATTCTATAGGTAGATATATTTCGACACCTAATAGTTGGGGTGGTAGTGAATGGCAGAAACTGCGGGCTAATTATTTTACACAAGCCTTCCAGTTCAATCCGTGGACATTAGTTGATAAACCGAACCCTTTGACTGAGGGACAAACGATTATAAAGGAATATGAAAAGAAGGTTATAATAGAAGGAGAAGGAAAAGGTCGTAAAGGAATTATAATTAATGGTAAGTTTTTAGAGATTAAAAAAGATAGAGTTGGAGAAGCTTGTTTGTATGCTCTTGCGAATAATGGGTTTGGAGTAACTGTATCAACTGAAACAATAGATGAATTAATTAAAGGAGATATTTTTTAAAAATATGGAAGCAAAAAGAATTATTAAAAATCCAGGACCCCAAGTTGAGGTTCGGGTTAATAAAAAAGTAAAATATAAAACGTATGAAGGAAAAAAAGAAGAGAGTAAAAAAGCCGATCAAGGTAATGGTAGCGATTCCTAATCAGGGGACGATATCAGTACATCTGGCTAAGAGTTTATTAAAGATGTTTAACGAAGCTCTGTTAACAAAAAAGTATTGTATTGATTTGGTGTTTTCAAAGGTCACATGCATAGATTACAATAGAAACACTATCACACAGCAGTTTCTTGATTCGGACAATAAGTGGTTACTCATGATTGATGATGATAACCCATGTCTAAAGGATCCGCTTGATTTGATTGAACGCAACAAAGACATCATTATTTATCCGACATTGATGTTTAAAACAGATGGTCAGGATAATCCGTTATTGCAGTATAATGTATTCAAGCGTGATAAGAATATGTGGCGATCACAAAGAATGACTCCTGGTAAACCGTTTATGCAGTATGACGCAGGAGGTACAGGATGTATCCTTATTAAAAGGAAAGTGTTAGAACATCCGAAGATGAATAGACCATTTCTTTCTAAACTGTATCCGAACGGCACTAGAGAAGTTGGAATGGATCTATGGTTTTGTGAGCGGGCTCGTAAGTTGGGGTTTGAGATATGGGCTGATTGGGAATACTCATGTAGTCATCATAAAGAAGTTGGAGTAAGAATAGATGCTGATATTGTGCTACGGGATAAAAGTGGTAAAATAAAAGCAACAAGAACAATCAGAGACGGTAAAGAAGTAAAAAAAAAGATTATCAGACATTGCCAAAAAGGTGATGTTTAAAATAAAAAAAATGTATCTAAGAAAATAGTTTTTTCAAAAAAGATGTATGCCAAAAGGAATACCAAAAAATGGTATAAACAAGGGATGGTTTAAAAAAGGAAAAGCAGGTTGGAATAAAGACAAAAAAGGATTACAAAAGGCATGGAACAAAGGATTAAAAATGTCTAAAGCATCAAGGGAAAGAAATAGACAGGTTCATTTAGGCAAAAAAGCTTCTGCTGAAACTAGAGAAAAGATGAGTTTAGCTCATATCGGCAACTGTTATTCAAAGGGGTATAAGCATACAAAAGAAGCTAAAAGAAAAATATCTTTAAGTTCTAAGGCAAATCAAAATGCAAATTGGAAGGGTGGTATAACACCAGAACTTCAAAAAATTAGGGGTACTTCTGCTTATAAACAATGGAGATTAGCAGTTTATTCTAAAGACCATTATTCTTGTCAAAAATGTAACAAAAAAGGTGGAACATTAAATGCACACCATATTGAAAATTTTTCAAGCAATACATTACAAAGATTTAATATTAACAATGGTATTGCTTTATGCGAAGGGTGTCATAAAAAATTCCATAAAAAGTATGGTATAAAAAATAATACCTTAGAACAGGTGTTAGAGTATTTAAAAAATTAAACATAACAAAATGGCAGATGTAATCGCAACCGTTGGTAAGAACGCAGTCGCAGAAATGATTGCTGCTATCGGATCCAACGAAGGATTTGATCAGTTAGCACTTGGTACTTCTGGTACTGCAGCTGCTGCTACTAACACCGCCCTTGCTGAAGAGTTAGTTGGTTCTGGTTTAGCGAAAGCAACCGCAACTTGTACTACTACTACGGCAAACATTCTACAGCTACAGCACACATGGACTGCAACAGGCACTAAAGCAGTCAAAGAGTGTGGAATCTTTAATTCCCATACCGCTACTGATGGTACGATTTTGGCTAGGTCAGCATTCTCGGCTATTAATGTCGATAGTGGTGATAGTTTGCAAATAACGTATAAGATCACAATTTCCTAGAGTTAATACAGTAGTATATCCCCCAAGGTTAGCTAAATACCTTGGGGGAGGTGGTAAAAAACCGCGGGGTCGAGAAAAGCAAGTTAGAAACAAAATAACACTTGCAATAAATAAATGAATGATATATAATAGATACAAATAATTAATTTGTGTCTATGGAAACTAAAACGTGTGCTTATTGCAAAAAGACCTTTGAAAAAGGAGCTATCATGGGGAAGAGGTGGGAAAGAAAAAAGTATTGTAATTTTGATTGTTACAATAACTATCGAAAAGAATTTCAACCACGTAAAGGAATCAAGTTTTCTGAGGAAGTAAAAAAAAATATGAGTCGTGGACAAATGGGAAAATATCTTGGCCCACATTCTGAAGAACACAAACGAAAGATAAGCGAAGCTCAAAAGGGTGAGAAAGGGCATTGGTTTGGCAAAAAACATGATGAAGAAACGAAAGCTAAAATGAGTGCAAGTGCAAATAGAAAGTATGGTGAGGATAATATAAACTGGAAAGGTGACGAAATTAAATGTGGAGGTATCCATCATTGGCTAACACGTGAATACGGGCAACCACAGCGGTGTGATAACCCCAAATGTCCATATAAGAACATCAAGCGGTATGATTGGGCTAACGTCCACGGACACGTCTATGAGCGTGATAGGGCACATTTCATCAGGCTTTGTAGAGGGTGTCATTTAAAATATGATAAACATGAATTAACAATAAAAACGTATGAGTAACAACAGCGTAGCTTTCTGGGATAAAACATGGAAACGGGAGAATGATCGGTTTTATCAACATTTTGAAAACATAGCAGATTTATTGCCTGAGGGAGTAAAGCGTGTAATCGATGTAGGGTGTGGCACAGGCACACTCTTGTATTTTTTAAGAACAAAATTCAACGGGCTAGATGTACAGGGTCGGGATCATTCATCGGTAGCAATCCGCAAATTAAGGCATCGTGGTTTAATCGGTAAGGTTGAGAAGTTGCCGCGTATTAGCGGTAAAGCAGATGTTTGTATAGCTACCGAGGTTGTAGAACATATGAAGGATGATGTAAGACTTTTAAAAAACATGGCTAAATGTGCTCCAGTAGTAATCATAACGGTTCCGAACAATCGGTTAGGACCGGAAGAATGTGATGAACATGAGCGTTTATATACAGCCGAGAGTTTAGGGAAACTACTAGATCCGATTTTTTCTAAATATGTGATATATGAAGCAGGGCTTTATTTACTAGCGAAAGCAATCGTATGAATGAGATTTGCAAAGGTGAATACGATAATACACCATTTGGCATTATTGAAGGGGCAGATATTCTTACGATTCAGGATTTAACTGATCTCTCGGCACTTGGAACTGAGTTAAAGGAAACATTTAAAAAGTCACAGATGTTTCGTACCAGGACTGAAATGGAAGTATCTGTTTTAAATAATTTTAAGTTCCCAACAGCTTCTAGTAAGTATTGGCAATCAATTAGAGAACAGAATGTAATGTTTAATGAGCTTGTGATGCTTTCGTATGATTATCGAAAGATGTTGATCGAGATCAAAAAACACAAGCGTGAATTAGTGAAAGAAGAAGATGATCTGGAAAAAGAGTTGATAGAAATGGAAATAGATAAAAAATCTTTTTTATTAAAACGAATGGAGAAAGTTGCTCATGAACGGATTCGTGAGATTAAACATTGGTCTGAAATAAAGGAGCGTGAAAAGAAGTTGATGGATAAAGAAGAGTTTGAAAAAGTTGATACACACCAACTGGTTAGCTATACAAAGAGATGGATTTTTCAATCTATGTGTATGCGTGGAAACGAAAGCTTGCCTGAAAAACAAAATCTAATGGGCCAATTAAATTCTGGTATAAAAACATGCATTACTAGAGGGTGCATAGAAGAAGTATTAAAAGATTTCAATAAAGATGTCCAAGATAAAATCCGCGAGGAGTATAAGATAAAGTAACATGGCTAATGCCTGGATAACGGGTGGGAATTTAAGTACTGGAAGAGTATCTTTAGTTGGGTGTGGAATACAGACAGCGGGTCTTTCATTTGGCGGATATATTAGTACATTTAGTAATGTAACAGAAGAATATAACGGTACCGCATGGTCTGGTGGTGGTAATCTTGGTGTGGCTGCACAGGAAATGGCTGGTTGCGGAACACAATCAGCAGGTCTTTCTTTTGGTGGAAGTTCTTCAGGTGTTACAAATTCAACAAGAACTGAAGAATACAATGGAACCGCATGGTCTGTGGGTGGTGTTTTAAGTACAGCAAGAAGAACTTTAGCTGGATGCGGAACATTAACAGCAGGACTTAGTTTTGGAGGAGTAAATGGACTTAAAGTTACTGAAGAATATAATGGAACAGCATGGTCTAGTGGTGGTGCTATGGCAACAGACAGATTTCTTGTTAGTGGATGTGGCACACAATCAGCGGGATTAGCAATTGGCGGGTATACAGGATCAATGCATAGTACAACGGAAGAATACAATGGAACTACGTGGTCTGCTGGAGGAAACTTAAGTGAAGCAAAATGTGCTCAAGCCTCTGGTGGTACACAAACATCTGGAGCAACTTTTGCAGGATATACACCTGCTTGGGGAGTTTCTGACACAACTGAAGAATATAATGGTACTGCTTGGTCTAGTGGTGGAACTTTAAATACAGCTAGATACAGCCTTGGTGGTTGCGGTGCTTCTAGTTCTTCTTGTCTTTCTTTTGGCGGTGATACAAACTCTGTTGTAACAGAAGAATATGCTGAAGACCTTGCAACATATGATGGTGCTGGAACTATTTCTTTAGCTGGAAGTGAGTTTTCTAAGGCTATCAAAACACCAGAAGCTACAATAACCCTTGCTTCAGAAAAGGCTGCTAATACGCTTGTAAAGCAACTTGGGGCAACCATTACTCTTATTGGAAATATCATAAGGGCTATTATTATTGACGCAAAAACAGGAACTATCACTTTAGCTGGTTCAAAAATAATTGGATGGGTTCGTAATGCCTCAATTTCATTAGCTGGTTCAATAACGAGAGCACTTGTTACTACTGCAAAGACGGCAACAATTACACTTACAAGATCAAGAATGTTTGGATTAGCTTATGAGGCTGTAATAACACTTGGTGGTACAACAACAAAAGCTGTTGACTGTGCGTTAGCGGCAACAATCACACTTGCGGGTGCATTTACAAGATTTTATTCCTTAACTGCTAAAGCTGGAATAATAACTCTTGGTGCTGAAAAGACTGCTAATACTCTTACAAAACTGCTTGGAGCAACTATTACATTGGTCGGATCAATTATAAAAGCTACTACTGGAATTATTAAAAGTGCCACTATAACACTGGCTGGTTCACGGGCATTAATAGGATGGATTCGAGGTATAACGATTACGCTTAGTGGAGCAACAACGAAAGCAATTGTTATTACGGCAAAAACAGCAACGATCACATTAGTGGCAGCTTTTGCAGGCGTAAAGGCTGCTTTTTATACGGGGATAGCAACCATAACTCTTGCTGGAAGCACTACTAAAGCGATGGTTATTACTGCAAAAACAGCAACAATTACTTTGGCTGGATCAATAATTAAAGCAACTACAACAGCAGCCAAAGCATTAACATTGACTTTGAGTGGGGTTTTTGATGCTATAAAAGGTGCTTTTGAGACATTAAGTGCTACAATTACATTAACGCCTGATATTTATAATGAGAATTATTCTAGAGGCGATTACAGTAGTCTGCCAGGAGACGATAGTGAGCTTGAAACTGAGTTTAATAAGAGTTTGGTTGAACACGATGACGATACATATGCTTCACAAACAGCAAATAGTGAATATGCGGTATTTCAATTTAAAAACAAGTATATAAACAATATGGGTGCTCCAGACGTTGAATGGATCGGTAGAAGTTCACTTGCACCTTCCAGTTCAACAATAGCTTTGCAAGTCTATAACAGAATAACACCAGGATGGGAAACAATTGACAGTGATAGCGTAACGGGAGCAGATACAGA